GTTATCGATTAAAACCCCGTTATGGTACTTACCTGAAGCCCCCTCAAGCCGTATCCCCTCACCCTTCAGCCCTGAAATATTGTTACCCTTAATAATCAGTCCGTTTATAGGCGAAGGGTTTATGCCCACTATCTGCCAAGCAAAAGCACCTGTGTAATGGTTCGCTGCGGTAATAACATTGTCTGATATCGTCCAGTTTGACGAGGTTTCCGTTGACGTATCATAACCGACAGACAAGATACCCCCGCCTGGAGGATACACCCCGGCCTCTTCATTATCGTAAACGCTGATTCGATTGCCAGAAATAACCAGATCATTTACTGTGTACGCAGATTGCGCCCATATAACCACACCGCGAGTGACAAAGTTCATGACATTGCCGGTGATGGTAATACCGCTGGACGTCTCCTGGTCGCCAGCAACATTTATTCCATGGCTGTATTTGGCAATGGTGTTGCCAGCACAGGTTATGTTGCCCCCGTGGATTTCAATAGCTGTAGCTACCTCATCCTGACCGGAGTTCGTAAACTGATTGTTGGTAATCACTAGACCGTTACTATCTGCGTATATTGAAGAATGGTCAGTGACCTCATTTCCAGCTATGCTTTGGCCGCATTCAGAGAAGATGTTGTTCGTGATATTGACGTTAGTAAAACCACCGTCGAACCATAAAGAATGGTGCCCCCCAGCGTTTTTAAAAGTCATACCGGAAACATTAATGTTGCTACCGCCAGCACTAGCCCCCATCCTGTTCACGTTGGCGCTGATACCGTAGCCGGTGACAAACAGATTGTTTGCGCCGTTAAAATCGACGGTAAAATTTGAGTAGGTAACGTCGCTAATCGGCTCTGTGTGGTTGTACAGAACGGCGACCCCTGTTGAAGTCGTGCGTATACCATCACCAACCCTGATGATTGACGACGCACCTTCACCTATTACGGATGCCCCTGATTTGCTCTTGACAAGGTAGTATGTGCCCTCCTGGATCGAGTCCAGCAGATAAGTACCTGCTGACAGGCGTAAAGTCCCACCACCAGCGACGGCAATAATCGCCTTTGTCATACCAGGGGCGCAATCTGTTGAGCCATCGGGGAGTGCCCCAAACCATTCGGGCCGCGCTTCTTTCAGGCCGGTGAATTTGGTTGTCGGGTTTATGCTGCCGCCTGTTTTAACATCTAATGTTCTATCAGAAGGCCACGAATGAACAGTGGCACTACTGATATTTGACTGAATGGCCGTCAACGCCGTTGTAACCACGATGGTTTTACCAGCGTTAGCTGGGTCAGTAGCAGCAGCCGAAAGCGTCTGCGTCTGTGGTAACGAGTATGTACCGTTTGGGTTGAATACTAATATGGCGGCAGGAGAAGGTGAACCACACCCAGTGATTACCAGTACCGACAATAACGCGACAATAAGACGATTCATTTTAATGACCCCCATTGGTTTTAATCCAGCTAATTATTGCTGTTTTTACCATGTAGACAATACCTGACAGGATACCGGCAACAATACCCGTGATAACCAACCCTGACGCTATTTTTTGAGTGCGGTTGATGTTTTTTGCAACATTTGACAAAGTTTCCCGTTCTTCATCAACAAACGGGCAAGTATGAGGTATGTTTGCTACCTTGGCTATTCGATAAATAAGCAGTACGTCGCCTTTAGTCAGACTATATTCACGTCGCTCATTACCAGCATGATCAGCCGCGTCAGGCAGAGACTCCATTATGTCCCGTAGTTTGTCTACTTCATTTTCCTGGCTGTCGGTCATTGGTAGACTCCCATTACTTTGTCGTTATTTGTCTGCTGCCCACAGTATCAGCTTCAGCGTGTATACCAATCTGAGTTATGAAAGTATTATCGGCATACTCGGTGCCACCCGTGGCAGCAATACGCTTGACCGCAATCTTTACCTGAGTGCCGATGGTCAGCCCTGTCATATCGACTGATCCTAGATCAAGTTTAAAGTGATTGAGTGCTGCCGTAGTATCTGGAATGGTTAATTCAGCCGTCACGCTGGTTTCTGTCCATACAGTGTCAATCCCGGCGTATGCAAAATATACGGTGAACTTGGCGAACCTATCAGCACCAGACGTGTTCGCAGTCTTGTTGGCAACATGCATGTGAACATGGGCGGCTGTACCTTCCTTCCACCAATGCGCCATTTCATTCGCACCAAGGGCAATATGATCGTCCACTGTGAAGGAGTATTCTGAGGTGTTTGTAGTGAATGCTTCCCATGTAGGGAAGTTTGCTGCCGGGACTTTACCGGTACTAATCTGAAATTGAATGTCATCCCATACAGTGGCATCACCGTTAAATTTAAGTGTGCCATCCGACTCTATTTCAGTATTGTTACCGGCGTTGTCACCTATCTGAGCCGTACCGACCATAGTAAACGGTCCGGTGGCTGATGGGGCGTCTACTGGTAGATAGTCTGTATTTGCTGTTGCTGCTGTTACGTCTGTCCCATCACCTTTAAGAATGCCTGTTGCTGCTGTCTTGTCTTTTGTACTTGCTGGCATTGCATGACGATGATCTTCGCGGGAATATGTGGTGAGTGTGCCTACTACAGCAGCGTTACCATACGCTTCATCAGTTACTGTAGTAGCTGCTTGGGGTATCTTATTGTTCACGCTTTCAATATTGGCGTCGTTGGCGCTTATCAGATTCTGAAACCATATTCGCCACACTGACGAGGTTACAACCGTCTTCAGGTCGCCTTCCACAAGCGGTGCAACTATTGGTGGTGGCTGGATAATCATTACGCTTTCTTCCAATCGTTGAGTGCTGCGTGAGGTACTAGACGTACCGACTCGTTCTGTGTAGTCAAACTGTAATCTGCCTGACCGAGTATTGTACCAGTGGTCGGTGTAATCACGACTTCATTGGCACTGGTGTCGGTTTTAATAAACAACATCTCTTCAGCTGCTGGATCGTTTGCAGATAATATCGTTTCGTTCACAGTGGCGAACGACGCGTCGGCGAACGACGTGCTACTTGTGCCGCTACCAGACCCACCGACGTTATCCTGAGACTCCACCAGCACGCCTGCCGCGTCGTAAATGGCAATGCTGTAACCGGCATCCAGCCAGATAGACGCCTTACCACTGCCGTCGAGTATAACCGGATTGGTGTTTGCCACGGTGCCGGTGCTGTCGGTGTATGTCGCTTTGGGGTATGACTGTCCTGGACCGGCAACAGTTCCTGGCTGAGCTGTATAGACTTTACCGCCGACAAGCGGTGCACCTGTGGGGTTGAAGACGGAGAAATTAATCATCGGTGCGAGGAAGAGGATGGGCATGTCAGACTCCTATCGGCGTGTGCGAATAGACTTCAGCGAACGAACGACCGTCTTGCTGTGCAATCAGGTATTCGACAGCCATTGACAGCAGATGTTCGGCGTGGTATGGGGCGTCAGGCAGTAAGCCGGGGTCTGGATGATCAGCGTGGTCAAGGTCGAACTGGTCTATGTCAGCGAACGGCACGCCGCGTTCAGCACAGCGCCATGCTTCGAGTAGTTCGTGGATTGCTATATTGCGGGCGTCACGAGGATCGGCAAATTCTGACACGCGGATTTGCAGGGAGCCATTGGGGTCTATAAAATAATCGCCATATTGCGACTGGTCGCGCATATCGCCGTGTGGAATAATCTGTATGTTGATGCGAGTGAACACTAGAACTCTATCCCGATTTTACTCATGGCGTCGATTCCTTTAGTCGCTTTCTCCATCACATCGCCTTCGTACTTAACGTCCTCACCTTGTACCATCTCGGCGTACTTAACGGCCATCTCACAGGCTTCTTCAGCAGTCTTACCGAATCCGATAGCACCGCCGAAAAATCCGCCGTTTCCGTTTGGCACTATATAGTATTTTCCGTCTTTAATGCAATGGTTTTTCAGCCGAATATATCGTGCCGCTTCAGCAGGAAATTCAATCGGCAACCAGTGATCATCTTCCAACCAACCGCTTGTCAGAATTATCTCGGCGCAATACGTGTGATGCGGTGTGAGTACCGGCATTCTGCCATTTGCCAAGTCCCATAACGCCTGTGCATAGCAGTGCATCTCATAAACCTCCACCATCAGCTCACCGGGTGGGCTAGGAACTCGCATTGTCGGGTCGATGTAATGACCCTCCGTCTTATTGACGCACCGCACCTCAGTCGAATAGTGGCCTGCCAGACCGAGTTTTGCCAGTATCGGTTCCATCGCTTCGTTCACATGTTGGAGGATTTCGGGCTGTACGGGAAACACCTTACCGAGATATCCGGCATCCTTCATCTCTAAGCCACAGAGTGAATTATCAGGCACCTTACCGGCAAGACTCAGGGTATCAGTTCCTATCTCTCCTACCGAGTCAATACGATGCTGCACAATGAATACCTGCGAATCGGTATGTCGTCCTAATCTGCATTCCAAGTCGTGCAACCAGACTGACGACAGGAAGCTACCGAGCCATTTTTTCGTTTCCATCAGACCACGATGATGGGATATTTTAATAAAACACTCGCCAGACGGCTTGTCTGCGAGGTATTTACTCAGTGCCTTGGTGCCGACCAGTCGTTCAGTCTTGGCGACCGGCAGACCAGCAGCTTTCAGTTCCTGCTGGAAGAACCACTTATCCAGCTCCAAACGGTCGGCATCACCTGACCCGCAGACTTTAAAGCCGTCAGCACGAAGCTGTGACTGCATACCGCTGAAACCGACATCAGGGAAGAAGAATAAGGTTTTAAGCGGGTCGGGTTTATCGTCCAGAAACTGTTTGAACGTCGCTCTACCTTCGTCCTCCACGCTCCATGAACTATAAATCCGTTCGACGCCGGGTAGTCCGGTACCGATACAGTCGCGGTCAGTATTCGGGTATGCTTCGATATTCGGCACGAGTAGCAGAACACGCTCAAACGATTCGGTTAGCTTCTCGGCTATGGATATATTCAACCCATGATCGATCATCACAAGAGTAATCTGACTGAGTGGCGTTTCCTCGGTGACGTCCTGTGGCGTGAGTCCCTGCTTTCGTTCCTCCGCCGTTATACGCATAACAATACCCTTTGCAGCCGCGTAGATATGCGAGTGCAGACCTTCAGCAGGAACCTTACGATGAACTTTCGCGTAAATGTCAGGTTCAAACCGTCTGAGCCACGACATCGCCTGGGAGCGGGACAACCACATGCGCTCGTTGTCGGATGGTATAAAGCCGTGAGCGTTATCATTACGGACGTGTAGGCCGTGACGAGTCTTGATATGGTCGTGGTTTTCGTCGATAGCCCCAGGATAAATTCGAGTACCTACTCGAACCGCTGGTTTAAGGTGTGCTGCTGGCATCAGACTGCTCCTGTGGTGGTTGAGTAGCTGTTACGGCAAGCTGACGGATAAACGGTGTGAGATATTTCTGAGCGGCAGCACCTACATTGGCAGGTTTCGCTTTGGCTACTTTCATGAGTGCTTCACGAGCGTCCTTATTGAATACTGCCTCACGTAACAGCGCATCAATCTGTGCTCTCTGTACTGCTAACCTGCCTTTGAACAGACTTCCTATAAGACCCTCTGTTGCGCTATAAGTCCAACCGTGACCACTCATAACGGAGAGTAGCTGGACTAATTTCTTGCCGACACCCACTGCTGTGTCGCCGGTTGCTTTTTCCATAGTCGTCGAACCACCAACTGCTGAAACATTTTTATTGCGACCAATAATACGCAGCGCCTCGGCGTAATCCTTTAGACCTTGCATCGCCTCAGAGTTCAAGCCGTAGGTTTCTCTCATCGCTGGTGCCATTTTACGCATTAACTTGTACGCCTGAATGGCTGTCATTTCAGGCGTACCAAGAGCGTCAAACTTGCCAGTTGCTTCCAGAGCATTTTCGATAGAACGCGGAATCTGGTCTTTGATCACCTGTTTGACTGAACTGGTAAGACCTAATTCATGCAACACATCAGCATTTTGTCTTAGGAACGCCCTGGCTCCTGGTATATTCATAATACCCGTGTTGGTATCTACAATACCGGGTGAACTAATCATCTTTTCGATTACAGCAGGCATTGCTTGTCTGGCAGCTTTCTGTCTACCAACCAACATACGCTCGGGTAAATTCATCACATCGCCTGTAACCGGGTCAAGAGTACCTTTAGGTGGTATAAGTGACCGGTACAGGTCTTTAGCACCTGTTCTCGTAGTCAAGAAGCGGGGCGCAACGCTTTCATTAATCACGCGCCTTCCGCTGGCTTGATTACCTTGTGCGAGAACGTCCTGCACTGCCCCACGGTAATATTTCTTAAACACTTCTTCATGACTGTATTTCTTAGCTGCTGAGTAGGCTTTTGCCACGTCGTCTGCTGGTTCGGCAGCGTCAAGCTGTTGCTGGAGGGCAGTGTGCCGTGTGGTTAGACCTTCCAGTTTGGGGTCAGCGACACCCCCACCCACCATCGGCACCGGTTCGTCAGGATAGAATTTCTTAAACTCAGTGGTCAGCTTCTCCAGATGCGCTTTATCCGTCATGCCTGTAGACGGCATGAATGACCCTTGTTTCGCTTGTACGGCTTTCATCAGAGCCATTTTATCCGGTGTGCCGCCGCTTGCCTGCTGTGCTGCAATCTGCTCGTCGATCATAGCTATGTCGGCCTTCAGCCGTGACGGTATGATAACCTTACCGCCTGACACCATTATGTCGCCACGATCTGCTGCCTCACCAATGGCGTTAAAGTCATCTCTCACTGCTTTGCGTAGGGTTTCCAAGTGACCTGCTGTCTCGGCGTCGTTGGCCCCATGCGCTTTTTTAATAGCCTTACCCAATGACCGTTCGACGCTCTGTAAGCCTTGTGTGTTATTATTCTTACTTAGTTCTTCGTTGATATAATCCTGCATACTGTCTACAACTTTACGAGAGTCAGCAGGCATTGCTTTACCTCTTACTTCTCGCCCAACACGTGAGAGATTTTCAGCAGGTATCGGGTAGTCAGGCACTTTCGCCCATACTGCTTTTTGAGCAGCCTTAGCCGCTGTTTTCTGATCGCTGATTGCCTTGACGATGTTTGACCCGGTTATGTCTCGTGACTGTACTGACGGTAACGGTGCACCAGGACCTAACTTATTTTTAAGGTTACTTGTGGCGTCTTTTCGTATCACGGCGTCATTGTCGATCAGCAATTCACCAAATGACGGTTCGTTACCGACTGAAACATCTTTCGACGCTCTTGCTTGCTCAAATTTACGAGCGTTGAAGTTATCGGTTGTCTGACCGGGTGTCGGCTGTGCTTTTGTGCCAATCCGATTCATAACTGCTTCGGTTTCCGCTTGTCTGAGTTTGTTCTTTTCAGCAGACTTTGCACTTGGTGTATACACTTGGTCGTATTCTTCTGCCGCCCTAAGTCGAGTACGCTTGGCACGTAGCGGCATACCTTTTCGACTTGCATCAACCAGACCATTTACCACACGACCAGCAACCTTACCGGCAATCTGTCCACCCATCTCTATTTCGGCACCGGTCTTCAACTTATTGACTACATTGCCGACTTCCTCACCGGCTGTGCGTGGTCGGTATTTCGGATTGGATAATTCACCGGGTATAAACGGCTGACGGACCTGAGTGGCTGACGGACCTTCTATTATGTCGGTTGCCTGGCTACCCATACCGTAACCGAGTGCTGAACCAGCGACAGTACCGGCAGCCGTACCGAGTACAGGCACCGCGCTACCACCGGCTGCACCGATAATGCCACCGGCAACCATACCAGCACCTTCGAGTATCGGTCGGGCGTATCTAGCGACTGTCTTGCGGGAGGGTAACGCTTCCTTGACTCGCTGCATGACACCTTTGGGCGGTAGAACACGTTTGCCGCGTGAATGCGACGACATGGTGTTGAGCACCGGTTCGTCAGGCTCCCATCCGGCAATTGCTGGTTTATCAGGTTCCCAACCAGGGATAGTAGCCACTTATAGCCTCCTGCCCGTTGCCTGTGAGAAGAACGATTTGCCACCGTCAGTTGTGTAAGCCGGTTCACCGTGATACTTACCGGTCTGTGCGCCTGCCGGTATTTTACTGCCTGTGGGTTTGGGTGCAGGTGACGCCTGTGGTGCAGCAACACCCTTTCCGAGATGCTGCCTCATCTCCTCATACACTTCTTTTTGCGAATTGAGAGAGTCTTTCATCAAACCACGGAACTGCGTAAACTTCTGATCGATCATTGCAGGGTTATCTTTGAGTACGCTGATCAGGTCGTTTGTGTTCTTCATGGCCGAATCTGTAGGAGCCGCGCCGGTCGTCTGCCGTGTGACCACACGGGTATATTCGATCATTGTCTCGTAAGCTACTGCCTCGGCGGTTCCTGGTGCTGGCGCGCCCATACCCTTTTTCATCCGATTGACTACACCGTTTAACATTGGCACAGTGCCATTACCGAGCTGCTTGAATAATCCGTGTAGCCGGGTAAGGTTCTTCTGTGCTTGTAGTTCGCTGCCTTCCAGATTCGCTATCAGGCCTTTCTGCTTGCTCATTGCTGCTACATTGGCTTTCACGTCGGCTCCGGCAGCAAATAGCTCCGGCAGCGTCATACCGGCGTCCCTGGCTATTTCAGACACGCGGGCGAACGCCTTTTCTCTAACGTTATCGCCACCCTTACTGCGACCCATGCCAGGAGGTAATTTACCGTAAAATGCTAGATACTGAGCGGCGAACTCTACAGCGTCACTCGGTTTGCCCTTATTCAGAGCACCCATCACCTTACCTTCAGACGGTATTCCTGCTGACGATCCGCCACCGTTTTTCACACTTGGCTTGACATCTCGTCCGTGGTAAGGCTGACCGTCTACGAACTTTTCGCCTCTTTTATTGGTGAAGATCATCTTACCGCCGGGTGTAATCATACCTGATCGGGTAAGCTCGTTGAGTTTCGCGTCTTCTTTGGTGGCCGTCAGTTTTTGTTCCTCTAACGCCTTAAATGTATCAGCCATACTGTACGCCAACAACGGACTAAACCGTTTAGGCGCTGTTTCGGCAGCTTTTGCAAGTCCCGGTATCTGACCCATATCCTGGATCATCTGCGAGTACATCGGCTGAAGAGTCTCGATTGCCTGCTGTTCCGGTATGCCTGACGCCACCATTGCCTCGTATTTCTGAGTCAACGGGGTCTGTGCTCTGGCAATTGGTTCAATCATGGAAGTAAGCTCTAACTGCTGTTCTTTGTTGAGTTTACCCTGTTCCACGGCAACTTTCAGCATACCGAGCTGTTCTGTAGACCGCTTGATTTTTATGCCGTCGCTCTGTGCCATTGCACCAGTCATAAGTCTGCTGTACTCGGCGTCGTCAATCTTGCCACTCTCACGGAGGCCTTTATACGACTGCATTTGTGTCTGAAGCATCTGCTCGTCGGTGGGTGGTTGTGGTTGCGCGGCAGGCGTTCCCATAGGCTGAGCGCCTGCTGGAGGTGTAGTTGCCATATTAGCAACCTGACCGTACATTCCGCCAGGGACAGGCGGTGGTACGAGGTTATTCTGTATGGGTGCTGGCTGTGGTTGGGTGGGTGCTGGTTGTGGTTGAGTGGCAACGGGCTGCTGCGGCTGCTGTTGAACGAGTAGATTACGTCCCACGTCACTGTCGATCATTTTATTGACTTCCAGCATACGCAAAGCGTCTTGATTTTTCATATACGCCAGACGATTTTGAGTCGCATAGACAGGCATTTCTGAGGCAAAAATCTGCCTGCGTTCACCTTCCTGCTGACCGGCAACTCCACCCTGAAGTACGTTCCAAGAAGTCATTTCAGACATTGTGTCACCTCTTTAGTACAAGTCGCCAGCGTACATGTCGGTGCCAGCATACGAACCACCTGTGACACCACCATACCCATTGCTGTTGGAATACGCATCGCCGAAACCGTAATTATTTGCCTGTTGCTGTTGTAACGCATTATTATAGTTATAAGTCTTCAACCCACTCATGAGCTGATTGTTGACGCTGTTACTTGCGTTACTGAACCCCGACTGTATGTTGTTCCCGATCTGTGTAGCGGCGTTTGTTCCCATAATACCTGAGTTTACAGCAGAACTCAGTAAGTTATTACCCATGTTCGTTGCTGTCGCCAGACCATAGGAACCCAACTGGTTACTGGCTGTCTGACCTGTGCCAGCGATACCTGACAGGCGGTTGAATATAGTGTTTTGATTATTGAGTTGCGAGTTATACTCATCGAGTTGTTGCTGATATATGCGGTTGTATGCAGCACCGTACTCCTGACTACCTGCCTGTTGGCCGTAATTAACCAGTGCCGTGCCAAGATTGCCTGAACCAAGATTACCAGCGGCAGAACCAGCAGCGGTAAGCGCGTTCACGCCTTGCTGTGTTCGGAATGCGTAGCCGGGGTCTTGCTGCACTTGTGCTGGATTAAATTGAAACGTCGGCACGGTGGAAAACTGACCGCCTTGTGACATACCGGAAGACAATTGATTAACCGCACTCGTGCCAGCAGCAACCCACGGAGCCTGTGCTTCTCTCTGCAAGTCGAGTTCTCGCTGCTGTAAAGCGTTGGCATTGGTGGCAGCAAGTGTATTGGCATTGGTGGCCTTGTCTGACGCTGCTCGCGATTCTTTTGCCGACGCTATGGCACCGATCCACGAGACATCACCCATCATAACCCAAAACGGAGCCAGCAATATTCGTCGTATCCAGTTTTTCATATCACAACTCCTTGTGCCACTGTAACCCGGTTGCTGTGTAACCCTGTTTTTCCAGCAGACGACCTGTTGCCCCGGCTTTTAATCGTGTTCCCATTGCCGAAAGAATTGCCCCCTTTTCTCTCAGGTGTTTATCCGCAAGTGCTACCAGTTCCGACATTATCTTTATCCGGCGAAATGGACTCAGCTCAGGGTCCGTATGGAGAATTATCTCCTGTGCGACCGCAATTTTACGCTGATAAAATGTGGTTCGCAATATAATTGCGTAAATCACTCCAATTATTTTACCATGCGCCTGTGTGACTATCAGTACACTGTCTGGTCCGTTACAGGCAGCAAGCATGTCGGCGGCATGTTCTTCCTCGAATATGCCCACCAGTGGGCCGAATGCTATTTCATCGTAATACGCCCGACTGACGGCAGCTATCCGTGGTATGTCTGTCTCGCGGGCGAGTCTGGTTATCATATCGACTCATTAACTATCATCGCTTTCACGAAATCCATTATGCGCCCATCCTTCGTCGTGTAGGTCGGTGGCATGTCTACGTCGTTCAAGTCAATATTGTCGATGTTATACCACTTGATTATTGCATATCGTACACCGTTAAACGTCAGACGGTAATACGATATCTTGCCTGACGGTGCAAGTACCAGCTCACCTGGATGATTGCCGAACCACTTGATGACATCCGATACGAAGATGTCGGCGTTATTGCGCTCGTTCCACACTTTAGATGCTATTTTGATTCGCACCACACTGAACAACTCGTGATAATCTTCAGCAAGGGTGACGACAGCAGGCAGTTCTTCAAGACTGTCAATCACGAAGAAAATAGTGTCGAACTTGACGCGGTGTGACACTATATTAGCGATTACTGCCGGAAACCAGCGAGCTTCCTTATGATACGACAAACCGATCTGTACGACGCCGGTATGGTCGGTAAGGCGGTTAAGATACTCTCTGAATCCTAACCCGCTGTCTTCCAGACCGTAACCGTTGGTCAGCATGTACGCAGGGCCGATCTGCTGCACTCGATCAATTATCGCGAATATTTCAGGATGCAGCGTCGGCTCGCCGCCGGTCAGGATATACGGTCCAGGTGCCTGACGGCAATTTTCCAGTATGGTTTCCACCGGTATGTCTGACTGACCTCTCTCATAAAAGCAGTATTTGCAGTTAATGTTGCATCGGGTCGTCACATCGACCAGGTGTCCAGCGTAAATCTGGTCAGGGTTTTGTTCACAGTGCTGGAAAAACGACGAGTCGGACTCCAGCAGACCGACAGTCATGCCGTGGTCAGGACAACTCTTTGCAATTATCGCCTGCCCTCCATCGCTACAAACGACCGCCTGAACCTCCTTGTAACAGGTGTTACATAGACTTCTGGTCACTCTCATTACTTACTCCCCTCGACGTACCACCCCATTATAATCCGTTTAACCGGACTACTGATACGTAGTTTGAACACCACATCTTTGCTTCGCCCCACCGATCTCCAGAGAACTCGCTTGCGGTACTCCCCTATTTTGCCCATTGAGCGGGTAGATTCTGGACCCCACGTCTTGCCACCGTCTTTACTGCGCGATAATCCGGCGACTGGCTCGATTTCCTGTATGGCGAAAATAACTTTCGGCGCTGTCGTGTAGCCTGACCCGGCATTGGTTATGGTTATGCTGAATATTGAACCATGCAACACACCGGCAACTGCTGCTGCTCCTGACCCGTTACCATCTACTGCTTGAAAAATAATAGCCGGGGCAGTCGTGTAGTCAGCACCCGCGTAAGTTAAATTAATACCAGTGACACCGCCACCAGCAATTGCCGAATAAGCTGTTGCTGGTGAAATTACGTCACTTCGACCAACACCCGACTCAATATCTATCTGTAGTTCGTCAATGAAAATATCGTCAAGTGACTCTCTGTCGTTCAGATGTTGTGTTGTCTGGATGCTCGTAATGGGCAAACCCGCGTCAGTATGGAACTTGCTGCTTAACTCATAGATATTGCCAGTGTGAATGTCACCTACAAGATGCATGTTATTGAACCGCACGTAGCAATTAGCCCTGTCCCTGTGAACGTCATTGTCTATAAGGTTATTGGTAGACCGCTCATGCCACATCTGACTTGTTGTGTCATATACAAAAGTCCAATCGTCTACAGGATTTGTTATCTGGTAGAAAGTATGTCCCTCATCGCTGTAACAGAAACCGAAACACTGCGTCAGGTCGGTTGATTGCGACATTTTGTAGACTATCGATTGCGGCGTAATTGGTGTCGGCGTATAACCGTTCAATTCCACCACGCCGACGAAGCACGGGTTTTCGCCATCCCGCTCGTTTGCTAAGAAGAACGCCGAATTATTACCTCGTGCCACCGACCAGGGGGCGGGTGTACCATAGTCAATTACTGCTCCCTGCATTCTGGAGAATGGGAAACCAAGAGCGGTTGGTGTAGCATTGTTATAAAATACTTCAGTTGTGTACTGTTTAATGAAGAATAATTGTTCGTGCAGATTCAGCAGATTCGACACGCTATCGGATACTGCCTGAATGGGTGTTGTTGCAATGGCGTTCCACAGTAAACCATTATACAGTTCGGAAGCAAAAGCGTTCATCGTGCCATCAGTCACAATGAAATAGCCGTCGACATATTCGACATGTTGCGGCGTGAGAGTGAATGAGCTTCCTTCGGGTGTGCTAATCGTTACTGTAGGATTATCTGTATAATCAGGACTACCACCAGTAATAGTTATCGCCGTGACGACACCATCAACAGCGGTTGCGGTGGCTGTCGCATTACCACCTGTTCCTGTTATTGTAACAATTGGTTGACTTATATAGCCGGAGCCACCGTTTATCAGATTGATTGCCGTAAGCGTTTTTACTGAAACTGCCGCCGTAGCCGTAGCCGTACCGCTGCTTATTACCACGAGTGGTGCTGTGTAATTTGACCCACCATTCGTAACGTCTATGCTGATAATCGAACCGGCAGTAGTGTCTAGACTGGCTGTCATGTCAGCCGTAGCATTTGTCACCGTGAGTACGGGCGCGGTGTATCCTGACCCAACAGCCGTAACGACAAACCCGACCAGAAGACCACCGACCACTGTCGGGGTGATAACCGCACCAGTGCCTGTCGGGTCAGATATATTAACAACCGGAGTTCCTGTCAGAGCCTCGCTGTATGTACCAGCAACAACAGGCGCAAGTGAATAACCTAAATTGACTTGTAGAACTGCACCTACTCCTGTCGCGTCGGTAATGGTCGCCGTCGGCGGTGTCGCAATATCGTATCCCGATCCAGGGGCTGTTATTGTAATTGCCCCGACAGGTGATGTCGATATAGCGGGTAAAGCAGCAGCCTGCACTGCCGGTATATCAGCCTGCTGAGTGAACACGCCTGTCAGAACGTTATAGATGTAACCGTGTGCACCATCCACAATCATTATCTGATTGCCGCCGATGCCGTTGGACAGCAGACCGTTCTCAGCCATACTCACGCGGCCTGCTGACGTGGTGAGCGTTCCGAGTATCGTATGTACACCTGTTGTATCAATCGACACCAGTTTGTTGCTCTCGACAGCGTACAGTACGCCTGCAAGGGTAACGGCCCCACGGACAGGTGACGACAGACCTGATGAGAACAGGCGCTTGCCAGGAGCACCGATGAGCATCCCGACGCCTTTTTCGTTCGGCGCGGTGGCAAGTTCAGGATACAGATTTACGTATCGCTGAGACTCGAACGCGGTGGATCGGCCAGAATACGACGATGGAATAAACGGGAGTCTGCTCATTATGACATCCAGTCGCCGGATAGAATATCGTTACCCGTCTGTTCGCCTGTACCTGGTATGTCGATACGGCACACCGGTATTTCGTGGTTGATATTTTCTACGGTCTGCATGGCAATACGTGCGTCTTTCAGCAAGTCGGCGGGTATTGGCCCCTTCCGACCCATGACACGCCAGATTTTGCACGCCAGATTTTGCACGATTGCATCGTAGTAAATAGGCTGGAATGTTACAACATCGGTGAGATTGACAAATTGCGTCAGATATTTTTGACTGTTCAGGAACAGTGTATAAACAGCGTCAGGTATTGGATAGCAGGAAATCTGACCGAGATGACTGGTTTGCTGAGTCAGACCGGGTGTGTAATAAATTGCGTCAGGTCTATCGGTTGAAATCATGTTGTCGGAAATCGAATCGTAAATATCTTCATCCAGTATGTATACTGGATAATTGACCAGTGCGCTGTCTCTGATAAACGCACTTTCAATTTTAATTGGCTTACCAGTGTTGAAATTACCACCTGTACCGATGGTGTAGACACGCTGATTGGCTACCAGCGGGAAGGCCTCTTGGATGGTCGCCGCCAACATCAGACGGCGACCAGACCAAGAATTAAGCATCAGATTACAATGTCGCATACATTTCTGTAGCTCTGACTGTTCCGGTGTCTCGTCAAGACTCGTTGCCCCTATGACTTCCATTGATGCTACGAAAATGTCTTGAACGAGCATGATATGTTACTCCTTAGCCGGAATAGAAGCCACCAACGCCAGCAACGACGCTTTATTGTCTCGTGGCGTGTGTTTAATACCAGCAGCGTCGAGTTGATCACGCAGCTGCTGATTGGTCGGTCCTTCTGATGGCTGTATCCATGTGTCAGATGGGTCTTTGGGTGCAGGTGCAGGTGCAGGTGCAGGTGCGAGGGGCAGGCCGAAACCGGTGTCAGGCACCTCGTCACCCTTCAGCTTTGAGATAGATTCATTCAGACCGGCGATAACTTCCTCGAAATCTGCCTGCATGTCGGCGATAACCTGATCTTTAGCTGCAAGTGCTTCAGTCAGGCTTTGAATCTCGGCGTTCGTGGCGTCTGGTACAGGCGCTTGCGGTGTGTCCAGCACATTATACGGTTTGGTCGGTGGAATGACAGGCGCATCACGAGTAAGGTCCTCTTCATTTTCCACCCATCCCTGATTCAAATGGAACTCCAGGGACTCTTTACTGGTTACTATGTATGGATCACAGTCCTTCTTGAACAGCGTTGTCTTCATTATTCCTCCCTTTCTACATCCAGTTAGGTAATTTGCCGTCACCTTTGGGTTGCTTGGCGACGGCTTTCTTGATGGCAGGCTTCTTGGTTTTCTTCTTGACTTTAGGTTTTACCACCTTACCGGCTGTCAGTATGTTTTTCATTTTATACCTCGCGTTTTAGTTATTTACATCCCTTGAACGTAGTTGGCACCAGCACCAAAAACAACAGTCACCGATAGGACATTGGGTTGCGCCACGAAAATATCACAGAATAGAGTGGCAGGACAGATGAATGTTTTAGTGGTGTCCGAGTTGTAATAATACGTGGTATCTGCGACAGAATATAGGTGAATATTATACCAACCGGCAATATTCACCTGACCAGTTGCACCGGCAACAGGAAAATAAAAAACCACCGTGCCGGTCATTGCTGATGTAACCTGGCTCTTTGCCGGGTCAGGCACAGTGCCCTGCACCATACTTATACCACCACCATTCGTGCCAGCAGAAGTCTGACCGCCTGGCAGACAGAACGCTTGTGAACATAACGTAAGCACCAACAGCAGACCGATTACCAGTGATTTCATTTTAGACCTCGTTCATGATTAAAATTATTGTAACGACTGTGAGCATGATTACTCCAATAACGGTAGACGTCATCTCAGACCTCCACGTAGGCTATTGTTCCGCAGGTTTTAATTCTAGCGACCTCGTACATTTCGTTAAACGCCTGCATGACACCGGGCCAAGAAGCCGTGTAGTCATGAACAGCAACAATTTTACGGGCTTTGGGTGCCCATGCTTCCAGGTCGGCTTTACAGCCTTCGTAGGTATGCTCGGCGTCGATAAACACCATGTCGAATTGCTCGCCGGTGATGCCGTTACCAATTTCAGCAGACTGACCTCTGACGACCATCAGATTATCATAAGCAGCAGTATTCCGACGGAAGGTGTCGTACACATCTTCGGTTGCGGCGATATCTTCGAGAATACCATTACTTGACGGGTCGTGACCTAACCAGTTATCCACTGCTGTCACGTAGCCATTGCATCCTTCTAGCAGTGCCGTGGTGCTTCTACCCTTCCAGCTTCCTACCTCCGCGATGCTGTTCATACGCTGAGCTGTCTCGTACAGCCAAGCCAGTTCTTCCTCAGACATGAAACCGTCAATCTGTAACGCTTTCATTATTGCTTCCGGTCGTGGTCGAGTCAGAAACGTGTGGAAGTTACCTTTATAGTCTTTACTGCCTGAATGAGTGAACGTAATATTCGGCAGGCACCAGAGTTGACCGCCCGTCTTTTCCCATAGGTGGCAGAACCCGTAGTCATCATAAAACATGCGACCGTCGATCATGAACTCACCGAAAAAATTGTATGTCGGCTGGTTGCTGATCCCGTCATTATAAAGCAGTTCGGGGTACGCTTCCTGTAATGTGATGATTGCTTCACGGCTGATTTTCATGAATCCTGTAGCTAACCCCTCGGCCAGCAGGACACCGTTATTAAAGATTACACCGCCGTCATCACCCTTCTTCAGACGAACAGCATACTCTTCAGAATCTTGTTTTTTCGGGTACGCACCACCTATCACATCCTCCTTGCTGATAATCAGGTCGTGAAAGATACCGGGCGCAAAACCAATATCCGAGTCGATAAAAACCATGTGACTACAGTCAGACGCCATGAATTTTCTCACCAGATTGTTACGCGCCATACTGATGTAAGGCAGGCCGACTTCGTAGCAGAAACTGAACGGGATATTACAGGCGAGCATAACCTGTAAGGCGTTCATTAATGCTTGATGACAATTACAGAAAATCTTTTTGTCAATGCACGGCACCGCAACAAAGATTTTCAGACCGGTGTACTGCTCATTTAGTGGTTGTTCGCTCATGTGTCCTCACCCTCCCCAGGTGTTTGATATATGTCTGTCTCTCCAGACTGTCACGCTGGGTTCATCGGTTGCCAGTTTGGTACAGCGTTCACCTGCTTGATTCACCCCGAATCGGTGTTCCGTCATTCTCCCTATCTGCCGGACGTTCCCTACTATGTTACCAGGGGGAAGATGTGTAACGGTATACCGTACAACGAACCGTCTGTCAATAAAAAAGCGGCAGGCTGTTACACCTGCCGCGTGCTATTACGCAGCGCCTTTCAGAGCACCGATGCCTGCATTACACAGACCCTGCTGGAACTCGTTGTTCAGGTTAAGGGTCTGACCGTCGCCTGTGCGGGCACAGAGGGCTACCCACGAGCCAGGAGCACCACCGCCAGGACCAACAGCATTGAACACGCCGACAGTGTACTGCTCGGCTACCGGAGTGATTGCGGAAGCTGTCAGGTTGATGTATGTAATTGCCAGAGTGTTGGCAGCAGAAACCCTGCATCCGGCAACAGCCAAACCAGCAGTCGCCGATGGCTTGTTGACGAATACCGTTGACGGGCTGGAGTTGATGAACGGCAGCGGGGTGACAGTGAACGTCTGTTCGGCTGTGGTATTGGCAGCCACACTCACGGGAGTCAGTGTCGGGGTGAGCACCGTGAACGGTATTAACGGAGTCTGAGTCAGCACTGTGACACCATAAATTTCGGTCGCCGATGGCGTAACCGCTGCTGCTGACGCGTTGATGAACGGAACCTGAAGAGTATTGGCCGCGCTGACCCGACCAGTACCTGCCATAAGTCCTGCCGATACAGTCGGCTTGCTGACGCCGATAACAATGTCAGTAGCCAGCAGACCATTGACGGTCAGTGCTTGCTCGGCTGACGTAATGGACGCCACGGAAACCAGACCAGTACCGACAACGCCGTAGCTGGCTACGTGGTTGCAAGGAGGCAAGGTCATCAGACCGGCGATTCTGTACGCCTCAGAAGTGGGTGTAATTGCCACACTGGTTGCGTTGGCATAGGTGATTGCTATGCGGTTATTAGACACCACACGGGCGTTGGTTACTGCAAGGCCAGCATCGGTAGTCGGTTTGTTGACGGCAATAGCCATACCAACCGAAATGTTGTTACCACCCAGGAAGGCAACAGTCGTGCTGCCGGAAGTGTAACCGGAGCCGGGGTTAGTAACCTGTACACCGATAACAGTGCCGGTGGAAGACATAATCGGCAGAGCCGTCGCACCTTTACCGGGACCAGGGTTAATACTAGGATTGCCGGTAAGCTGTGGGTTGACACCGTTGACTCCAGACAAACTCGGTGCATACTGAGTGTTTGACCCGGCAGCAATTGCGGCACCGGCGATCGTAGTATCCGTAAACACGATGGTCGGCGGCACGGTGTAGTTCGATCCAGCAGCAGTCAGCGTGACACCAGTAACCTGACCGGCGTTATTGACGGTAACAGTGCCGGTTGCGCTTACGGGTGTCAGGGCAAACTCCTGCTCGGCGACTGTGCCGATACCGGCAACACCGGAGCCAGGTACAGCGGCGGGTGTCAGGATCTGGCTGTGAACCGGCATACCGCGAAGCAGGGTTACGTTGTAAATCTGCCCTGCTGTAGGTGTCACGGCGGCGGCTGTTGCGTTCGACAGCACGAACTGAAGTGTGTTGGCGGCACTGATTCGCCCACCGTGGAAACCTGCACCGGCATTGGCTGTCGGTTTGTTGATCGCAGCAATGAAGTCGGTTGTGAGTGGGCCGTTACCAGCGGTAGTGCCGACAGTCAGTGCCTGTTCAGCAGCGGTATTGGCAGCGATTGACGCTACGGTAAGTGTTTCCTGATAGGTGACGATCTGTGCGCCGACGGTCGGAACTACCGGACCCTGCATACCACTGGCGCGTTGCGGTACTGGACCATTGCCGTAAAGCGAAACGGGATCGGTTGCATCTTTACCGAGAGTGATACCGTCAATTGCGTCACCTGTGTAAGTTCTCTTCATGATTTTTCTCCTTACCCGCCGACTTAACCGCCGACGGGTGGTTGATGTTGGTTGACGGTTATCTTGTGATCCTGACAGCTAATTGCGCCCGCGTAGTCAGGTAGCCCATCAGAACGTCGAAACGACTGATATACAGGCGGTTGATTATGTCGAAACCACGGATGAAGGACAGGCTGATGCCGTCAACTGCTTCACGGTAAGCTATATCCATACCTTTGGGAAGGTCGAGGTCGGCAGTGACGAAGGTGAAAGCGTCCTTGTGGTAAGCGATGTTCTGACCATAGGTGGTGCTTGCTGCGCCGGTCAGGAAGGTAAGTGCTCCACCGTTGGTCGGTGATGCGCTAACATTCTGATAAGCACCGCTCGTGATGATCTGAGGATTAACCACGATGGGGATCAGGCCGTTGGCGTCTGCGGTATAGAAACCCTGTGTTACCAGCACGCCGTTGGTGAACACTGCCGGTGTGTAGTAAGCACTGGAGCCGACAGCAACAGCGAACTGCTGGAGCGCACCGTAATTGGTCTTGGCTTCGGGGTGAACTTTGTTGCAACCAGCAGCGGTAAACACGGTGCCGACGGTGATGGTCGCACCAGGAGTCCAGCCGGAAGTATTCAGAATGGAGCCTGTCTGATTCAGGCCATTGACGACAACATTGGCGGAACCGAGCATTGTGCCGTTGGTATGGGTCGGGACCAGCTCGTTCTCGAAGAAGTCGAAGCCTGACAGATGCCCCATTTCACCGTCCAGATACTGACTGGAGATGTTTTTCGAGGGGTTAAAGTTGTTCTGCAAGCCGTTGACCAAACCTGCTGACGTAACGCTATCAAGCTGAACGAAACGGCTGTTGCCCTTGGGTGCGAGACTCTGGTTAAGCAGAGTTTTAGCATTCAGGAACGGCAGGATTGTTGCCGGGGTGACGCCCGCTGTGCCAACGAACTGATACACGTCAGAATACAGGCGACTGAGCACTTCAGACTCGATACTGGCGGAAATGATCGCCATACAGGGGTCGAGGAACCGCTCGCCGAAATCATCGATGTTCATGGTCAGGTCGATACTGTTAATGTCAAGATCAGCACCGACTACAGTACTGACAACCAGTGTTTCAGACTGCTCGTTGGTTGCCTGGGGTGAGGCGACAAGGCCGCGACGGGCGACATACTGGTTGGGCAGGCGGATACGCAAAGACTGACCGATTCTAGCACCGGAGTTGGCAAACTGGTCATCATACTGCCTGGACACAGTGCCGATGAAAGCCGGTTTCGAGTGTAATATTGCTAATGCCTTGCGCGTTACCTTGATGTCTGTTAAGAAGGTACTCATTGTTTAGCTCCTTTTTCGTCGCTCCGCTTGCCGCGCCTTTTCCCTGGCAAGATACTCGGCCATCGGTATTTTGTCGTCATCTGCATCGACGTTACCGCCGCTATTGAGTGGCTTGATCGGGTCGGGAGCGGCTGACACATGCTTCACGACTGGTTGTGGTTTATTTATGATACTGGCTTCAATTCGCCCAATTTCCCTCAGTTGTGTGACCGGGCTGAGTGAAGCCAGTCGCAATACTTCGGGTTTGTTATTTGCAAAATATCTGAGTAGCTTTGGACCGACATCCGATTCGCGTATAGCTTCCTGCATCGGGTCGGTCAGCGGCAGGTGATTTGGTCCCGGCAGATGAAAAGTATCTGCAATGGTTTTGATATCGGGATCAAGTGCCGCTTCTTCATTCAGCCGTTTTTGAAAACTGGCTGTAATCTGTGCATCGGTCTGTTGACGTTGGTGTTGCTGTGCCTGAGTGCCAAACTCCTGACGCGCCTCGTATCTCGCCAAATCGACGATATACTTACGGTCAGCTTGTCTGAACGCCGCGTCAGCAGCCTCGAAATCAGAGTATTCTTCAAACTGATTAGGTAACGGCTGTACGGGTGGCTCTGGTGGACCGGCGGGTTTGGCGACCGGTGTAGGTGCTGCTGGTGTAGCCACAGTGGGTCGCTCGGCAATTCCACGGTAGTAAGCCGCTTCCTCGCGGGCTGTCTGTGCGGCAGCTTCAGCAGCTTGACGCTTGACGCGTTCCGCTTTAGCGGCAGCACGTAACCCAGCTTCAGGTGTGCCGGCAGCGGGTTCGTTGCTGTCGGGTGGGTCCGGTGTTACTGGATCGGGTGTAACCGGGTCCGGTGTTACTGGATCGGGTGTAACCGGGTCCGGCGTGTTGCCTCCACCATTCAACTCAGGATTGTCAAAGACCAGATGTACGAATTTTCTACGCATGATTCACTCCCTCTGCCCGTAAGTCGGCATCACTTTATTGTGCTACTTGCCCGATAACCCGGCACCGGCTTGTTATTTACTCTTCAACAAAGTTTTAGCATGACGCATTGCCTCATTTTCTGACTTTGCAATCATTATCTTTTCACCTTTTGGACCGTAAGTACTCACCGTCAGTCCATTATCAGCCTCAGTAATACGGACACACCTTTTTTCGCGGTACTGTTGTACAGTTGGTTCTGGCACCGGTGAGTTACCACCGTGCTTACGCCCCTTACCCTTGTCCTTCATTGCCATTTTGTCCTCCCATTAATTGCTGGTCCGCTGGATGAGCACCCGGTGCCGCGTGAAGCTCACTGAGGATACCCAATACGGCTGACCGCACCTCTTTGATTTGTTCGTCCTTAGACTCGGCCATTTCTTTTGCCAGTTTGACGAGTGCGACTTTCTGCTCAATCAGACCTTTTTGCTGGCGCACCTCTTCCGTGCGCGACTTCTGGTGCATCAACATGACCTGTGGCGGTGGCGGTGGTTGATACGGCTTCTCGCCCTCGTGTAATGCAACCAGACCTGGAGGCATGGTCTTACGTATCCTGGCAGCAAGTTTTTCACCCTGCTGATTGTCCATGATACCTTCGATAATCAGATCGCCACCAAGTTTACCAATGGACGGTACGCTGTTAATCAGCGACATCATCTGCTGAGATGCTTCCTGGCGAGCGGTCGCGTAAGACGGGCCGACTGTGACCACAACTTCATACTTGCCCTCGGCAATGTCATTCAGCTTTGCCATATCGTCGCCGCGCTGATACATCTCAACGAGTTTCGCCGGATTCATACCGCGATAAGTGGTCGGGAAGCGTTGCAACTTCTCGATTGCCGCTCTGACGGTGGTGTTAATCGGCACGACAGTCTCGGTGTCGTCGATGTTACGAATACGAACGTCCCGCTCCGTGTCATACAGGGTCGGAATCATGGAGTTCATAATCTTGGCGCTGTGCTCGATACCGCGATTCAGTTTGTAAGCGTATACGTAGCTACCGACATCTGACGGCTTCTGCTTGGCATACACGGCTGCACCGGTTCGTTCAGGACCACCCTCGCCGATATCGCCGCCGAAAATACCAATAACCCGCCTCAAGTTATCCACGGCTCTTGCTGCCTGGTTGAACAATGCAATAGGTGGGTCGCCGGGTCGAGTGCGTATTGGCGGTGGTGCCGGAACGCCTGACTCCACGTCCATGTTATAAAGCAGGAACGGATTGTTCTTGACGTTGGCGTTCTTATAGTCTTCCTCAAATCCTTCGACTTGCCGCGGTGTCAGCATGTATGGTGCCTTGGGCGACATGGCAATTGCCTCGGCAAGTGCCGTTTCACTGTAGTTCACCATTTTCTGCTGGTCGCGGGCGTCTTTGATAAGACCCTTGACGTACTGCTTGCCCTCGATATTCTGCGTGACACCGAGGATCTGAACGATGGGTACATACTCGCCGGGGAAATCCTCACCATCCAGCAGCTTCTGAGTATGCTCCTTGTCGGTCATGTTCTTCGACTTTGCCGGTCCAAGAATCGCCGTGGCAGTCAGTGTGTAGTATTTAACTTTTTTAACGTATGTCGCTTTCTCTTTGACTATGGTGGGGGGCAGCAGCCGCCGATGCTGCGGTGCTGCACCAGGTAATACAGGCAAAGGAGCGGGTAACGCCGTAGGGGAGGGGGCCACGGGTGTTACACCACTCGACTTTGCCTGACTCTCAGCCATCAACTCGTCTGCTTCCTCGCGGGTAATTACTGTGCCGTCTTCCATCTGGCACATCATTATCTTTTCGGATTTGACGACGAAGTATTCGGCCAGCGTTATGAAATCCTTATCGAAATACAGTTCGTCCTTCATGCCAAGACCGGTTTTAATTATCTCGGACGGCCAATCGGCATCAGGCCACTCGTCCTCAAATTGATCGCGGGAGTACTTGGTCAGGATGAAACCGAACTTGGCGTCGGCACCGGCCTCGTCCTTGCGTGTCGGGTCCAGGTAGACGTTGAATGGATTGGGGATCGCTTCAAGGTACATCTCTTGGATAAACGGGTTTTCTTCGGTGTAGCGGGTGTTGATACGCCACGCGCCATAACCACATGCCACCTGGCTCTTACCGGCAGTCATGTAGATGTCTTCGCCGTTGGAGCGGTATTCGGTATTGGATATGATGCCGGAACGAATCTTGGCTATGTGCTGAGAGGATTTGTAGTCGCCGGGCTTGACTTTAGCTCGTGCGCGGTTGTGCAGCATTTCGCCGACAACCTGATTGACGAAGACAGGGAACAGCGGGACGTTCAGGCAGGGGCGACCTTCCAACTTGCGACGCTTGACTTCCTCGTCATCCCACATGTTATCGCCGTTGAGCATCTTCAGACAGTTAACGGCGATTTTACGGTTATGATCGTCGGAGTCGATACACTTCTTCAGCTGCTTCTTGGCTTTATCAAGAAACTTCTGGAGTTTTTCGTCGGCAGTATTTTTAGCCATGATGCTGGTCTGCTCCTGTTTGAGTACCAGTCTTGTCGTGCCACCCCCATTGGGCTACACGTTTTGCCAAATATCCTTACGCTAATGTAAACAGTTGTCAAGATAATTTTATGCGGTGTCCCACTCCGCTAAATTAGGCACACCGAGCGGATTTTCCTTTGCCAGGCGTGCGTCAACTCTTGCCGGTAGTTCGGCTATGAACGTTTCGTTGATCTGCAACAACTCCTGCGCTGCCCGCTGAACGGCTGGCGGCGGTTCGGCAGAACCGTCCTCGTATCGTTGATAGGTAGACTTCGGGATACCAAGACACAGTGCGATATCGGTCATACTGAAGCCGATTTTATGTCGTAATTCTTTCAGATTCATGCGTACAGTTTCCGTATCGTTTGTGCGATTCTGACCCATCACTTCTTCCTCCCATCCGTATGCAATCTGCCGATCAGACCAATCAGCAGTCGTTCCATGGGCGTGTTACGACACTGCTCAACATCAATCCATGGACAGAAAAATATGTTTTTAAGAGTGACAGTAACCTCGTGAATACCACATTCTTCCTCAATTACCTGTACGGCAGCAGCCAACCGCTGAAACTTCTCCAAGCTTTTAATCTGGATACCTTCAAGCATTATTTCCGGTCGGCGTATGTTCACTCCCCGACTTCCTGCTCCATCTCGTTCTGCCAGATAGCCACCAGTGCTTCCGGCGCGATGTCCATTTTTAAACGGAGTGCTTTGGAAGACAAGTCGTACCGTTCGGTGATGTGGGTGGCAAACAGCGTGATGACTTCTCGCACGTCTTCAGTGGTATACGTTGCGACTGGCTGGTTACGTGTACGCTTACTGCCCATGAAACACCTCCACACTGGTGCCACTCGCAGCACCATCATGCGGATATTCAGACCACACCCCATGCGACAGTCTCATTGCGGGTGGCTGGTCTACCACACACGCCACGTCTTCTTCGTGCATGATCCGTACGTCATCGTCACCTGGTATCCTGAACTCACCAGCACCGGCTTCATAGACGACTCGATCACCGACCTGCATATCAGTCACTCGTGGGCCGATTGCCTCAACGATACCATGCAGGACAGGCGTGCAGCGGTTCAGGTCGGCACCGGGTAAGATGACACCGGGCAGCACGACGGGCAACTCCCTGACGAAACAGAAGTCGCGTACAGGCTTCCAGTTGAGCTGCGAATAGTCAGTTAGCATGACAGTCCTCGATTGCTCTTGCAAACGTGATTAACTTACGAGCAAAAGCAGTCAAGTCTTTTGATTTCTTCAGACTGATCGTGCCATCACCGTTGTCAACCGGTTGCAAAGAGCCGTGTAAATATAGTGAAAACCCGTGTTCCGATGCCAATTGAATAATCTCTTCATCAGTTAGCATGACTCGTTAATCTCCGTGACCAGCTCGACAAGCAGTTGCTCAGGCTGATCGGAATACAGCACCTCGATGTGGTTGCCTTGCTGATTCCAGGTTGACATTATGACGCTGACGACGTGCTCTTCAGCGACTGCTCCTTGGACTGCTTGCGGGTTAATCCATTTTCCGTTTGGTAGTTGTATCAGCATCACTCACACCTCCATGTAAGGTCCGTTTGGTGTCATCTGATCCATATCAGTTATGTCCATTCGGTTGTAAAAAATCTGGCAGATTGCTGTTTTAGTGGCGTGCAGTCGGTCAGGTGACTGCTGACGTTTACGTCGCATGAACGATTCCGCTGCATACTGATACGCGTCAAGTCGGTCTGCGTCTTCCTGCCGCTTCCGCTGGTTCTCCCTGTAACCCACACTCACCTCCCCCACTTTCCGATTAATATTCCGGTAAAAAGACCGATAAAAAACACGACTATACTCAATACAATAGCAGCCTCGTGCATCACTCACACCTCCTGTAGTGTTTCATGTTCGTCTATCAGGTCAACACCGTCAACGACTGTCAGTGGGTCAACTTCTCGAAGCAGACCGACAAGTATTTTACTCACCGCTTTCTCGTCTGTCAGGCTGACATCTTTCAAACGACTCACCAGACGACTTATGACTCCTGCCATACTCTCTGCCTGTATGCTGTATCCTCGTTGAATAAACTTTTTCATCCTAATCATTGACCCACCTGCGTCTTCATCTCGCTGTGGGTAAGTATAGACTAATCGACGTGCTGCCAAATCAAAATAAAACCCCTCACTGACCACTGAAAACCATTTACCGCCATCAAACCAGATTGCAGCTTGACAGACTGTAAAATCAAATGACTCGATACATGTTACTGGGTCAGCGAATAACCATCGTTTGACAAACTGCACAGGCAGGCGTGGGGGTGACAAAACTGTGGTAGCGTTTTTAGTTTTAAACAATCGCCCTTTACGTTCTTGTGACAACTCCAGTGCGGCTAGATCTAGTATGTTTTCAGCAGTACCAAAAACATCAATATCAGAAACCTTACCGCAAGCAATGGTTTCCCGAATAAACCCTCCCGCAACAATCAGTCGATGTTTTTTAATCAGACCAACCAAGTCTTTTGGAAGTCTGGCAACCACAAATCGTAAATCCCCTCGCGTCAGCTCCATCCGTTACCTCCCCCATTCGTTTCGTATTGGTCCTGCCGCCATGATTTGACTCACTGACTGAACAACTCGTGGTCGATGTCGCTCAAACTTAAAAGCTGCAAACAGATCGTAAGCATACGCCAACATATTCAGAATATCCGTGTGATAGACCGGAAAATTCTTCATTTCTTCAATCATCTTATCGCGGTAAACCGGGCTTATCGCGGTGCTGTACCACAGTTTGCTGTTATTTAAGGGCCACTGTAGGGCTGACTTGACGCGTTGCTCCAATGACCTGTTAGCGGGACGCAATAACACCAGATTACCGTTCTCCACTGATAGTTTTCTGCCTTTCTTCTTCAGTGCCTCGGCAACGTGAATCTCGGTGGTGCTCAGACCGACCTTCTCAACGCCGAACTGCATTATCATACCGTTTCGCATGTACATTCGGATAATTGTCTCAATCGCCTCACTATGGGTCATCTGGTCGGCTATCAGGTCTTCCAGATACACGTCGCTGATACCCAAGTCGTCCTCGTCAAGTTCCAAATTGTTGGTGGCAGGCAGGATGCTGACTACTCCTATTGACCACATGTCACCCTGACCTTTACTGATGTTTGTGTCGTCACCGCCTGCCTGGTCAACTACGAAAAACTTAAAACGACCTTTCGGTAAGAACTCCGGTTCGATTGGTTGGAACATAACATAATCAAGTATCACATCGCCCTCCGGCGTGGGATTGCAGAGCTGCTGGCTATTTACGTGGCGAGTCACTTTAATACGTTGCCACGTTTCGGGGTCAAGCAGAACAGGCGTGCCGGTTATTGTGCCGTCATGAGTGGCAGGAATGACCCTTAATTTCCACATCGGCTTGCCTGGTATTACATTACCTTGCTCATCTTTGGTGTCGTCAAACTTCATGTCGCCAATACGTTTGATTGGTCCGACATGGTTGTAATACGTGCCAATGACCCGCCGTTTGTCTTTATCGCTGCCGGTGCCAAGATTGAAAATAGCCATCTCAAACTTGCTAAAAACATCAGTGAGCATCTTCGGACTCTTGGCAATATCTTCAGTCTCGGCGTCGTCCACGACAAGACGTTCAAAGTGTCTGCCTGTCGGTTGTCCTTCAGTTAGCCCGTAGGCCTCTATGGTGCTCTCGCCGCGTGATGCTGACTTGCGTTTGAAGACTAGCCCGTCGTCCTCACTCCATTTTGGCGACTCGACAGTGGGGTTCTCCCATAGAACGTCAGGAAAACCTTTTTTCAGGGTGACGGATTGCTCACACAGATTCTTGATTGACCGTAAGAATTTCTTGGCGGCAGGTCTGGCGTAAGCCAGTATACCGGTGCATTCCTCAGGATATTTCAGGTGATATTGCAGAGTTTCGGCAACTGTGATGATCGCACTTTTCCAATG